GATACTTTTACTGGCGATGCTAGATTAATGGGAATAAAATTATTTTATACTACAGACGCTGCTAACGACGCATAGACTAAATAGGAGGAAAGAAATATGTCTTTTGGTTACAAAATTTTAGGCTTCGGATCGGGAGGACCCTCTTTTGGTGCTCCTGTGACTATGGATTATTTATGTATTGCAGGCGGAGGAGCTGGTGGCTCTAAAGCAGGAACAGGCGCAGGTGGCGCAGGAGCGGGAGGATATAGAAATTCTTATGCCTCTGAACCTTCTGGCGGCGGAAGTTCTTCTCAACCAACAATTGCCCCTTTAAAAAATGAAGTTTTAACTCTTACAGTAGGTGCTGGAGGAGCGGCTTCTTATCCCTCGGATACAGCTTACTCAGGAGACGCTTCGACAATTGTAGGTCAAGCTGGAACAAGTATTGCAACAGTGGGTGGTGGAAGAGGTTTTGGTACCCATTATGCAGCCCCTCAAGCAGGCACTGACATGCAAGCTGAAGTTGGTGGCTCTGGCGGTGGTGCTTATAGTTCAGGACAAGCAGGCTCCCAAGGAGCAGCAGCTGGAACATCCGATGAAGGTTATCCCGGAACATCACAGCCCCGTACTAACCCTACGTGGTATGCAAACGGAGGCGGCGGTGGTGCTTCAGGAACAGGTAGTACTGGCGCATGGTTTCCTGGAGGTCCAGGATTAAATTCTGATATTACAGGTTCAACCGTTGGAAGAGGCGGTGGAGGTGGAGGAGGAAAATATAAAGCTCCTTCTAATCCAGCTAATGGCGGCGGGGGCGGCGGTGGCGCTGGTGGCCACGGAAATCCTCCTCAAGGAATTACAGCAGCTGGCAACGGCTCGGCTAACCTAGGTGGCGGTGGCGGTGGCGCTGGTGGCGGAGACGGAGGCCCTTCAGCTTCAAGATGGCAAGGAGGCCAAGGTGGGTCAGGTGTCATAATTTTAAGATTAGCTACTGGTGATTACAGTGGTGTAACAACAGGTTCCCCAACTGTAACGACAGATGGTTCTGATACGATTTTACAATTTACTGGTACAGGAACTTTGAAAGTATAATGGCTCATTTCGCACTTTTAGATGATAATAAGAACGTGGTTAGGGTTGTAGTTGTAGCCAATCAAGTTCTCTTGGATGAAAATGGTGTTGAACAAGAACATTTAGGAGTCAATTTTTTAAGAAAATTATACAATCTCCACGACTCAATTTTTAAACAAACTTCTTATAACACGCGAGCTGGATTTTATTATGAGCAAGACGAAAAGAATGCTCATTTTTTATCCGAGGATCAATCAAAAGCATTTAGAAAAAATTTTGCTGGAATGGGTATGCATTATGACGAGGCCAAGGATGCCTTTATCTGGAATAAACCTGCATCTACTCCTTCTTTTATATTAAACGAAACAGGTGGTTTTTGGGAACCTCCAGTCGCTTATCCAAGCGTATCAACCATAAAGGTTGGGGAAGACGATGTACATGTTAATTGTTTATGGATAGAAGATTCTTTAAGATGGGAAGGTAAAACAATAAGTGATGATAAATCAGTTGAACCTCTTATAAGTAGTGAAAATACAACTCACCATTGGAATCCAGACACATCTACCTGGATAGAAAAATAATTTATATAAAGAGAAAAAATTTTTTAATTAAAATTTTACTGTTCTCCTATAGAATATAGGATAAAGGTTTATTGACATTCGAGTACTTTTTTAATACTCTATAAAAGTAAGAAATAAATAAATTATGAAAGTAACAGATTTTATTGGTGTCTATAATGTATTGCCTCCGGCATTCTGTCGAAGTAGTTTAAAAAAATTTAAAAAAGCTAAATATGTAAAACATCAGTGGACCAATACAGAAGGAAAAGGAATTGGTTCTAGAAAGAAAATTAAGGAAGAATTAGAAAATTATTGGATGAATGAGAAAGAAATGAATTTATTTTTACCGTATGTTACTAAAGCAGTTTCTCAATATCGACATAATATTTTTTCTTTATATCCTCATTTAAATATTTATAAAGGCCCGGATAACCATCAGCTTATTTATAAGCTACATAAGTTTAGATTAAATCGATACACAAAAGGTACCAACATGGCTGCTCATGTTGACAACATTACCTCTATTTTTGATGGAAAAGAAAAAGGAATTCCTATCTTAAGTATACTAGGCATATTAAATGAAAACTATAAGGGAGGAGAATTTATTGTTTGTAACCACAAAGTAGTTTTAAACACGGGTGATATTATTATTTTTCCTTCTAATTTTATGTTTCCTCATGAAGTTAAACCAATCACCCAAGGAACAAGGTACTCTTTTATAACGTGGGGATATTAAAATGAAAAATAATCTATTTGTTTTCAAAAACTCTCCCGCCCGCAACGTCTTTGCTCCAACCTGGAATCATCCCATTTACGAGGGCATGATTACCAAAATTAATTTTAAAACATTAGCTAAGTTTATTTTACAAAAAGAAAAAGAAATCCTCAACGAACAACACACTACAGATCCCAATGATGCCTATACGGGTCTTGGCAAGAACTCTTTGACTTCTCGCTATGGCCAATATAATGTTTTAGACTGGAAGCATCCGGCAGTACCTAAGCTTAAACAAGCTATTCTTAAGTTTCATGAATGTTTTTTAAAAACGCTCACGGCTCCTTTGTATCCCCAGCTTTACATTCAATGTTGGGCCAATGTCATGCGACAAGGAGAACAGATCAAGCCTCATCTACATAGTACTCATTCTGATTCTTATTTAGGAGGGCATATTGTTGTTCAAGCACAGAAGACTAAGACACATTATATTAATCCAGTAAACCAGATCAACGAACCAGCGATTCATTCTAGCCTCAATACAGTTGGAAAAATTTCTTTGTTTCGTAGCTGTATGGCCCATTATACGGATGTTCATATGTCCGATAAACCTCGCATCACTATTGCTTTTGATTTATTGGTAAATCGAGAGGCAACGCACCATAACCACAGGAGACTTAAATGAAAAAAAATCTATTTAATAAAGGAGCCGTCGTTGAAAGAATACTTCCTATTTCTGTATACACAACTAATTTAGGCAGAGAAATATCTTCCAAAGAACATAAAGCTGTAGAAAAATATGTAGCTAAATCTCATCTTAACGAAGGTAAAAATTGGGTGAGTGATAATGAACATGTTTTAAAAGATAAAACATTTAAGGAGCTTAATAAATTTTTACAATTTCATGTAGAAAACTTCTTGTATAAAGTTATTCATGCTGATCCCAAAACTAAAATATACATTACTCAATCATGGCTTAATACAACAAACCAGGGAGAGTCTCATCATATTCATAACCATCCCAATAGTTATATTTCCGGTGTTTTTTATTTTAATGCTAATCCTGAAACAGATGGTATTGATTTTCAGAGCACACGTAAATATCAGCAGGTAGCTCCTCTTATTATTAAATATACGGAAGATAATTCTGGTGTATGGAGAATGCCTATATTTTCCGGTAAACTTCTTCTCTTTCAATCTTTTGTAGAACATTCTGTTATTTTTAAAAAAGACAATTATAAAAGAATCAGTCTTGCTTTTAATACTTTTATAAAAGGCAAATTAGGAAAAAAGGACTCTTTAACTGAACTTATCTTAAAATAATGATTGGTTTAATAAGAGATAATTTTATTTCCACCCAGGACTGCCAGAAACTAATAAATTATCATCACAAAAATAAAAAGAAAATTAAAAAACATGTTACAACATATGATGGAAAAATATCGAACTATCCCCTCCCTCTGCAGAAGACATCCTTTTTTAATAATAATTTTTTAAAATTACAACAAGACCTTAACTACATAGCAAAGATATTAAACAATTCTGTTTTAGACTATGTTCATTTAGTTCGTTGGCCTATTGGATCTTTTCAGCCCATACATAAAGATACAACAGAAAAACAAACAACCCTTTCATCTATTCTTTATTTAAATAGCGACTATGAAGGAGGAGAAACTTATTTAGAAGACGGCACTGTTTTTAAACCCAGAGAAGGCAGAGTATTATTTTTAGATGGTCTTTATTATGGGCACGGTGTTAGTACAGTTTTAAAAAAAGAAAGATACACTTTAGCGGTTTGGTATAAATCCTTATGAAAACTCTTGTTTATAAAAAATTTTTAGGAGAGGAGATGAATACTTTTTTAAAACGTTCACTTTATTATATTGATTACAGAGTTCACTCTAGTCTTCAAACCATTAAAGGAGATGCGTTAGTTGATGTAGGAAATGATTTTTTAATGGGCCAACTTCCTTTTGGGCCTTTAATGGAATTTATTTTTATAAAAATACAGAAGAAAGTAAATAAAAAACTTAGCCTCATTAGGGTTTATACCAATTTGCAATATCCTGGAATGGAGGGGTCCTATCATTCCGACGATGGAGATATAACTTGTCTTTACATGGTAGCCGGAGAGGGAGACTTTGAAATTAAAAATGAAAAAAGATTTAAATTTGTAGAGGACAATTTAATTTTGTTTCAAGCTTCAAAAGAACATAGAGGATACGCCCCTAAAAAGAAACACAGAATATCTCTTGTGTTTAAAACTAAAATTATATGAAAACTTTTTATTTTTTTACAGGCCTACCCAGAGCAGGCAATACAATTTTCTCAGCTATTCTTAATGAGAACCCAGACATTTATGCGACCGGTCATTCTTTTGTGCCCGATATATTTTATGCCATTAAAGAGGCTCAAAAAAATTCTATGCGTTTTAAAAACTATCCATGTCCTACTAACTTAAGAAACGTTTATAAAAACATAATCCCTAATTACTATAGTCACCATGATTTTAAATATATCGTTGAAAGAGGGGATTGGCTAACTCCCTACAATTATGAGGTTTTACAATCAATTGCTCCTAACCCAATTAAAGTTGTTATACTGGTAAGGGATATATTAGAGATAATAAAATCTTACTTAAAGCTATGTAAAGATAACCCCAATTATTTTTACAATCAAATATATAAATCTTTAGATCCTACTACTTTATTTACCAATGAAATTGAAACTAAAGTTGACTTAATAATGACTAAAGGAGATTACGTAGATACAATGCTCTATTCAATACACCAATTAAAAAAGAATAACTTAATTAAAAATTTTTTATTAATTGATTATAATGATCTAGTTAGCAACCCTAAAAAAACTATTGATAAAATATATAGCTACTATGGTATAGAAAAATATAAACATACCTTTGATAATTTAAAACAACCTTTTTATAATGATTCTATTTTAGGGGCTCCTATGCATCGTATCAGAACTGATAAAATAAAAAAAAGTATTGACACTATTACATTGCCTCAGACCGTCATAAATAAATATCAGCACTTGAATAGGATTTGGAATGAATAAAAAACCCCTCTACTGGATCATTCCTAATTACCTTTCTCAAAAAGATAGGTTAAAAATTAATAAAATTATTAGTAAAAAAGGAAGGCCAGAGCCAGAAAAAAATAAGGCGGTGGCATCAGAAGGAAAAATTAAATTTACTAATTCAAAGATTCTAAATTATAAGGATGTAAAAACTCTTTTACGGAATCTTATCGATCGTTGTTATACTATTAATCAAGATAAATTTAGTTTTGCATTAGATACCTTTTCCCACGGGAGTGGTGTCCTCTATAATCAATATCAGGTAGATGAAAAATATGGATGGCACACCGACGTAGAAAATGAAAGTAACTTTCAAGATATTAAATTAACGGTGTTGTTAAATATTTCTTCCAAGCCTTATGAAGGGGGCTTGTTTCAAATTTTTTGGCACGAACCTCACACGGTTCATGACTTTAAAGCCGGCGCTCTTTTACTCTTTCCCTCAATTTATAATCATCGAGTGACTCCGATTACAAAGGGAGATAGAAGAACCTTAACACTTTTTTTAAAAGGACCTTTATTCAGATGATTCTTCCCTTTAGCACGTCTTTTAAAGATAGCGCCTACCTTTACGCTTACAAGGAAAAAGTATTTACTAAAGAAGAATGTGAGAAAATTATTAAAATAGGTAAACTTTTAAAACCCATAAAGGCGACAGTAGGGGACGAAGGAAGAATGAGTAAAATTAGAAGAAGTAAAATTTCATGGCTGGCCGCTAATGCCGATACTCAATGGATATATTCGGCAATTGCAGAAACCGCATTAAAGTTAAATGATAAATATTTTAAATTTGATATTAGAGGGTTCACCGAACCCCTTCAGTTTTCGTATTATAATTCAAGAAATAAAGGACATTATAATTATCATATTGATTCAGGTGCGGATATACTGGTTAGAAAATTATCATTAAGTATTCAGCTTTCTCCTCCCACATATAAAGGAGGGGATATTGTTCTTAAGATTGGAAGCCATAAAGAAGATGTTTATAAAATGATTAGAACTCAGGGATCTTTAATTGCTTTTCCTAGTTATGCATTACATAAAGTGAGTCCTGTTACTAAAGGGGAACGATATTCCTTAGTAAGTTGGCTAACAGGACCTTCTTTTAAATAAAATGATAAACATACAACATTTACAATATCCTTTTTATCATACTATTGTTTATAACTTTTTTGAGCGACCTATATTAAAAAGTATATTACATGAATTAAAAACGTTAACTAAAGTACATGATAAGGACCCCCACCATCGTTCTTTATTAAACAAATTTAGCACGGAACCTTTTTGTTTAGATAATATCTATAACGACAAACGTGAGAAAAGCTCAATATTAAGCGCTACCGATATTGGCACTCTGCGTTTACATGAATATGGAAAATTAAATCCTTTTTTATATTATTTACCTTTGACGAATAAGGATACTACTTTTATACAAAGGTATCGAAATGATTCAAGTTACGAAAGCCATGATGATAGGGCTGTTCTAACATGTCTTTATTTAGTTAAAACAAAGAAATATACAGGCGGAAATTTAATTTTTTCAAGATACAATTATACCCCCCATCTTCCCCATAACTCGTGCTTAATTTTTCCTTCCTACGAAACCCATCAGGTGAGTGCTATTTCTGCTAATACTAATGATCCTGTAAGGTACTCTATTAATAGAAGATACTATATAGAAGAGAAAAAAGCGTAAAATTATATTTAATATTTTATGGGACTACGGTTTGGTTGATCTCCACCGTAGGATGTAGTATAAAATCCTAAAATAGGATAATTATGCTACAAAAATTAGGTTTTACACCCGGATTTAATAAACAAGTTACACCCACAGGAGCAGAAGGACAATGGACTGGAGGAGATAATGTACGCTTCAGATATGGCTCTCCTGAAAAAATAGGGGGCTGGGATCAATTAGGAGAAGACAAACTAACCGGAGCAGCTAGAGGTCTTCACCATTGGGATGATAACGCAGGTACTAAGTACGCTGCCATAGGAACTAACAGAATTTTATACGTCTATTCAGGCGGAACTTACACCGATATTCACCCTATCCGAACCTCAATAGCAGGTTGTGATTTTACCAGTACTAGTTCATCTACGAGTGTGACGGTAACTTTTCCAAGCTCTCATGGACTTGTAGAAGATGACATTGTTTTATTTGAGACTGTTAGTGGAGTTACCGGTTCTTCTACTTATAACGATGCCACTTTTGAAGGCATAAAATTTATGTGCACGACGGTGCCTACCGCGACTACAATTACAATTACTATGCTTACGCAGGAAGCAGGAACCCCTTTAAGTAATACAGGATCCGCAACTGCTAAATGCTATGTGAATGTAGGACCTGCCCAAGAAGTGGGAGGTTATGGATGGGGTACAGGAAACTGGTCAGGACAAGCTTCAGGAGTAGCTACAACTACCCTAGGTGCAAACATTGCAGATACAAGTACGACAAGTATTACCCTTACCGATTCAACGGCTTTCCCTACTTCAGGAGAAATCAGAGTAGGAACCGAAGATATTTCTTTTACCTCTAATAATACAACCACAGGAGTTTTAAGTGGAGGGGCTCGAGGAGTGAATGGAACGACAGCTCAATCCGCTACAACTTCACCATCGACTCACAGTTCAGGTGATACAGTAACCGATATTTCTGATTATGTCGCTTGGGGTGAAGCATCCTCAGCCGACTATACCATTGAACCAGGACTCTGGGTTCTAGATAACTATGGAACTATTTTAATTGCTCTGGTTTATAACGGAGCGTGCTATCAATGGGATGCCGCTGCTTCTAATCCCACAGGTAATCGTGCAACCGTTATGTCTAATGCGCCTGCTAAATCAAGGCATGTTCTGGTTTCACCAACTGATCGACACTTAATCTTTTTTGGAACGACAACTACGGTGACAGATTCTAGTACACAAGACGATATGTTTATTCGATTCTCTACTCAAGAGAGTATTAATGATAGTGATTCCTATACTGTAACGGCCAACAATACCGCTGGTACACAACGACTTTCTAATGGATCTAAAATCATGGGAGCCAAGAGA